CTAAGTTTATTAAGAATGCTAGTGCAGTTAAGAATTTTATAACAGCTCCGCAATATGGTGCAGATTTTAACGGTATCGATATGATTAGATCCATTGTTTCAAGTAATTGTTTCAATTTGGATATTCAAGATATTGATGGCACGTGGAGACATCAAGGTACTATTACCTTTGTTAAAGGTAGGATTGCTTTATTACCATATCATTTTGTTTATAATTTCCTTGAAGGAATTGAAGATAATCCTGAGCGTTTGGATAGAGTTTTGAGGATTTCACATGGACCCGAAAAGGCCAAGATTGATTTTCTGTTAACCCTTAAAGAATTGTTGATGGGTGTTAAGGATTCTGAGTTATATTCTCAAGATGGTGTTTTAATTCAATTCCCTGATAGATTTCCTCCTAGGAAAGATATTGTTGATAGATTTGCTTTAAGAAGTGATTTTAATAAGTTTAAAGCTAATATTAAAATTATGTTACCTATAATTCAGGATGGTAGAGAGTTTGTTTATGGAAGGGGTTCAGCAATGGACCGTCCTATAACAGTTACAGATTCGCCAGAAGTTTCATGGGAAGTTCGAGAGAATTATTCCTATGATATTCCAACTTCTAAAGGTGATTGTGGTACATTGTTATGTATTCTTGGAGGTAACGAAAAGCGAAAGTTTTTCGGAATGCACATTGCTGGTATGGAAGAGCGAGGATTAGGTTTCTCCTGTTCTATTACCCAAGAGGATTTACTTGATGCACTTCAAGCCTTTGAACCTCAAATTGAGTCTCTTTACGATGATAATATTGTATCACAAAGTGGATTTAATATTGCTCCTAGGAGATTTGATGTTATTGGTAAAGTTATTAAAGCACCTCGTAGACCCCATATTTCTAAGATTATCCCTTCTTTAATGCATGGATCTTCCTGGAAAGTAGATGTGGCTCCAGCTAAAATGGGTAGATATTATTCAAATGGCTTGTGGATAGACCCTTATATAAATTCACAAGTTAAATATTGTACCCCTGATATTTTAGTTAATCAAGATATGATTCGTGAATGTTGTGAACATTATTTTGCTACGATTGAACATAATTCAAAAGTTTGGGTTGATCGACGGTTGTTAACCATGGATGAAGCCATCTATGGAATTGAAGATGAACCTGATTTTGGATCTATTGCTGCTGGAACTAGCGTAGGTTATCCTATGAATACTCCTGGTGCTAGGAATTTGAAGAGAGAACTCCTCTCTATTACTAGTCCTCAAAGTGTTAAGGATGCCGCTTATATCGAAGTTAAAAGATTGGTTATTACTGTTATAGAAAATGCTGAGAATGGAATTAGAATGTTCCATGTTTTTACAGATTTTTCTAAGGATGAATTAAGACCTATAGGTAAGGATTCTAGACTAGTTTCTGGAGCGCCCTTTATCTATCTTATAGTAATTCGTATGTATTTCGGATCTTTTTGTTTATGGTTTATGAAGAACAGGATACATAATTATTCTGCTGTTGGTGTCAACTGTTTCTCTACGGAATGGGATACTATAGCTAGATTGTTATTATCCAAAGGTTTAGTAAATAGTATTGGTGCCGGTGATCATTCTGGATTTGATTGCAGACAGAAGCCCTTTATTCAATTAGTTATTCTTATAGCTATGAATTTATGGTATAATGATGGTCCCGTTAAT